TGCATGCACTAAAGATAAAATAAACTTATCTAATCCTTTCTTCTTTTTCTTCTTTTTCTTCTTCTCTGTTACTTCGTCCTTAGTAAACATAAGATCATATGACTTAATAATCAAGCTATTTAATTCAGCTATGGTCTCATCATTACGTAACTCTTTAAACGCCAAGTTTTCTATAGAAAATTCTCCCTTACTTGCAAGACCTTCTTTGCGCATTTTCATAAGTTTATCTTTTAACTTCTTAGCGCGACTATTAATTAATGCAAGTTCTTCTTTATCATCAACCTCTTCTAAAGCAGCCGATATCAAGTCTATCTCTGTACGAAACTGTTCAGCCTTTTTTTGGACATCTCGGTGATCAATTTCAGGGGGATCATGGACTGGCTTTTTAATCCATTTATTATTTTGTAAGCTAAATAGACCAGAAGCTACATGAGGGTCATGGACATCTTGAAAATATAACTCAACATCATGACCATTAAATTGAATATTATGTCTTATGTTCCACAGAAATCTTTTCCCATCCAATGCTCTCTTTACTATAGTCTCATCTTCATTTATATCAGCAAAATCTAATAAAAGATGTACATCAAGATCAGAATGATCAGAATAATTAAAATTAGACATTGAGCCTGTCAATTGTATATCTTCAATCATTTCAGGTTTAACATGATCATCATTTTCTATAAAATCATCTACAATCTTAAGAAGAGATTTTAATATATCATCATTAAACTTATCATCAGTCCAAAATTTAGGATGAAGAGTATCATTATAAAATGCTTTTTCAAAAAATTGTTTAAAAGATTCTTTTTTACCAGTACTCTTAGAGCAGATAGCATACGCAGAAGATTTACTGTGTCCTTGCTTCTGAACTTTCTTAACACATCTTTTAAGTTTTACTGGCATCTATCTAATTATTTAATCATTTTAAAAAGTAATCATAAAAAAGTCTATTTCTTCTCTCTAACGGTACTTTCTGGTTAGAACCTTTAGGTGTATAATATCTATGATACTCGGCTCGCATTAAGTTCATATCCATAGTAAGAACGCCTTGCGTAAATTTTGGGTAGTTAAGATAGTCAGGATGATTTTTGACTGCAAACGCCGGGCCTATATTAAATGCAAGATCTATAAACATTTGAACACCGGCAGGATATTCTTTTAATAATTTATTATATGCATCAATACCTAATTTCTTTTTAACTATATTGTCTGCATCTTTTAAATCTTTCATAAGAAGAGCTTCTACTTGTGCGTCAGTAAACTTAGGTTGACTAAAATCTTCGCCGTTCTTTATTTTATGACCATAGCCAAAAGTGGGTGCTCCTCCTTCACCGCTTGGATGGTCTCTCCACATACCATTGGGTTGACGGCCCTCCAGCGCCGCATTTTCAGCATTTTTTATATACGCTATAAAGTTAGCATCTTGAATAGGATTAATAACGGCTAGTTGAGCAGCAGGTTGAACTACCGCCGCGGGGGTTTCTGCTGGTGGTGGTGTACCTGATGGTGCATCTCCACCAAGACCACCGCCGACTAAACCTAAAGCCGCGAGATTGCTGCGCCAATCTTCTTGTAACAAGCTATCATTATAATCTGACAATTGCTTAAAGGTCATCTTAATTATTTATTACTACTAGTAACGCCTATAAATTATTTATACAGGCATCGAATGAAATACCGGGTGATATTCTTCTTCAATATCACATTCCCCGTAAAAATAATTATCTAATTGCTCTAATAATCTTACTTTAGCTACAGATAAATCTATCTCATACCATTCATTCTTTATTTGTTTAGCAAAATTAGCCATTTGTTTCTTAATATTTTTTTCGGCTTGAAGATATAAAGGATGTTTTATAGAATAAGCAATCTCATAATCTCTGAAGGGAGTACCCGTTTGATATGTCTGCAAACGGGTCTTTAAATTACGAGTTGTACCTACTTTCAACCAACCTGGCCACGATTTATTAGTAATAATATAAAGGTACCCTGGTGACGTCACAGACACATTAAGTATTTATGTATCCAGAGATGGTTTGCTAATAATATTTACGCAGTAGTTCCTACACCGATAATACCTTCCGATTTACTCTCCCAATCTTTTGTATAATCGTTAAAGTGACGAGTAACATCACCAGTAACTGAATCGGTTGCTAACGCAGCTTTTACCTCTTTCTTATGAGAAGCCTTGTTAACAAATGACCACCCGGTCCCGACAATACTTGAAGTACTACCTAATATCATAGTAAAACTATCTGTAGTAAGAGAACCTTTAGCAATTAAAACGCCACCTGCAATAGTGGCGGCATGACGTAATAACCCACCAATTTCCTTCTTATACGTACCAATAACTGTAATGATCTTCTTCATGTATAATTATTTAATCTATAATCTATGGAAATGAATTAAATACTTATATGGAGTCAACGGGAAATGGGGCTGAGCAATTCGAAATAGTTGCTAGAAACTTATTAGGAGACTATGGATGGATGTTTATTGCAGGTTTATCTGTATTAATATTTCAATCAAGTCTTAAGAAATTAGCAGCCGGTTTATTTGTATTTTGGGGTAATGATTACAAGACTGATGACACAGTGTACGTAGATGGAAAGCCTGGACGGATTATACGTGTTGGAATGACTAAAACAGTATTCTTTATATACGATGTCATTGATGGTCAAGTAATTGGTGGTAGTAAACTTGTTATACAGAACGAATATCTAGGAAAATTAAAAATAGAAAAGCCTTTATGTCAGTTAGACTTAACTAGATACAACGGTGTAAAGAAAAATCACTAGGCCACTACCGCTTCTGGTTCAGATACTTTTACTTCTTGTAAATTAGGTACTTCACAAGCTCCTCCGCCACAAGCAACCGTGTCTTGTACCTCTGTTGTATCTTCTTTTTCTTTTAACATCTTATAATTCACAGATGTATACGTATCGGCAATATTATTCCATCGTATTTCATCTTTTTCATCGATTATTGACTCTAATGGCGCTTGATCATACAATTTATCACCAATTTTAGGCAACAGTGCCACCGCTCCAAAGTATTTCTTATTATCATACAAGAATTTGAACACTCTATCCCACTCATCATCCTTTACTACCACGGTACAACTAACATTATGTTCAATATTATTAGTATTTGCTTCAGTAGTACCAGGAATCACCCAATTTTGTTGCGTCGACTTAATATATTTTAAATGTTGTAAGGCTGTAAGGTCGTCTTTCACTAAAGCCTTATCAGAAATCTTAATAGGAAACGTAACTACGTCATCTGTCTTATTTGCCGACCATACACTCTCCTCACACATATGTTTATTGCTTTTCTTAAAGTGCTTATACACTGGATCAAGTTTATTACATTGAATACGTCGAAAATACTTTCTACTATGATGAGGGTGTATACCGGATGCGCTACCTAGTACTAATGACGACGTACCTTCTGGTTTAATACAAGTAATCCGAGCGGCTTGATTAACATTTAACTTTTTAGCCCAAGACTTATTAACTTTAACAGCGTACTCAGCGCCTTCTTTCTGATAATCTGCATTTAAAAGAATCTTAGGGTTATCCATTATACCAGTAATAGACACACCTAGCAGTGCCTCACCTTCTGTTAATTGCTTAGACGCAGGTCTCAGGTAATCAAACTCAGAATACGCTGCTTGTAAGGTACCTACAATTGTCGAAGCTTTTACTGCATCTAAAAACTTACCCTTAGTATCAATCTTAGCTCCGTTAATCGATGTTAGATTACAGAATTGAACACCACAAACACCGTCTTTAGTGACAGGTATAAAGCCTATCTCAAAGCAAGGATTATATAATTGCCATGGATGATTACCAAACACAAATCCAGGCTCTCCAAACTGTCTTGTCTTATTAAGAATGTCTGTAAATTCTTCAAACGTTGTTTCATCTCTTAGAAGTAATACACTATTATTACTTCTAGCTCGTTGAGGCTCAATATGGACCCAACTAATACGTTTATTTTTTATTACTTCATTATATTCATATTCAATTAATTCTACCTCATACTTCTTTTTATTAACTGTAATCTTACCTACATATAAATCAGTTTCATCATCATGATAAAATTTAGTATGACGAGTAACATCGAAAAATGTCTTCGCATTCATCATCTCTTCATCATCTTTATCAAAAATAAGAGATGTAGCTGACCGACGAATACCGCCAGACAATACTGCATCAGCACAATGCATTAAAATATCATATGCGTTAATTGGCTTTAATCTTGTTTGACTCTGTTGTTCAATAATATAATCGAACAGCTCTTTTACTTTTTGATGACATCTTTTTAATCCTTGATACCCTGGAGCTTTTCCACCTGCAGTTTCGAGTGGGGCACCTTTAGGTCTTATCTTACTAAAATCAAAAACAATCTTACGACCTGAAAATGCAGTATTACGAAAATAAGAATTCAATAATGCTTCAATAGAATCAGACCATCCTTCTATACTATCTTCAACAACATAAGTTACTACAGTACCAGTCTTATCCTTTGCAGTAACTATATCAGGAAAGCGAGCAATAAAATGTTTTGATACTCCAATACCTACTCCACAACCACATAACAATAAATAAAATATCTCCGCAAAAGCTCTTATACTATCTACATGTCTTACTGCACAGTTATATATACGTGCGTTATGAGCTAATACAGCCTTACCACCAAACTGCATTGACCTCATCGATGGTACTATGTGTTTATCTTTTACTTGTTGGAATGCCCACTTAATTGTATCTATATCTTCTGATGGTAAATGTCTCTTAAATCGATCAACATGCATCTTCGCAACACGATTAATACATTCGTCCCATGTCTCTCTTCTATTTAAACTTTGATTGTATCTTGCATACTTGCTTGTAAATGTAAAGGTAGATATTTCATCTAGATAATTAATGTCTTGTGGCATTTGTATATTTATTTATTCTTATTTTATATGATTAATAGGGTACATATTATTTCGTATAATACCAACTACAATTAGCTTCAGTTGCGCCTATCATATTCACTTTTAAATTATTTTCTTTTGCAATCAAATCAACATAGTGTTTAGTTAAAGGATATTTATCACCGCTTACATAATAATCATGACCTGAAATTATACCATTAGGTTTTAATTTAGGTAACCAATGTCGAATCGTTTGTCCTTTCTCTTGACCGGTTTCGGCGTCACCATCTATATAAATAAAATCAAAATATTGATCATCAAAGAGCATAAAAAAGTCTTTAAAATAACCTCTTAACGGAATTACATCTGTTTTTGTACAATTCTTCGAATAATTTATCATGTTTAGATAATTATTAAGATGAAGAATATGCTGTTTGTATTTATATTTTCGATAAGTATGGATTGAGTCCCATACATCTATCATATAAAATTTTTTGAAATTATAACGCTCAATTAACTTTACTGAGAAACCACCACCTTTAACTCCTAATTCTATACCTATAGGATTATCTTCATTAAGTAGCTCGGGTAAATCTATTCTTTTCACTATCAAGTATGTCGCTGATAAATATAATGAAAAAAATTGAAATTCAACTTATCGTTTTACTGTGGCTTGACCAAAGTAAAAACCGATAATAGCTGTTAAAGCTTGTCTAATTTCAGGTACTAATAAATACCCTTCTACCTCAACGAACACAGGTACAGTCTTTGAGCCAAGTAATCCCCATAGTATCTTTGTAGTAATGAGCTCCTCTACTACAATAGGGTGATTCATAAATGTAGTAATAAACGGAGCTAATATAACACCAAACAAAACACTGACA